GAGAAGGCGACTACGGATGTGTCACCGTTTCTGGTAATGGTGAAATTGTTAGTGCTGTTGTCTATGAAGCGGTTGGATTGGCAGGTGAGGAGCGAGGTTCCTGATATTGCTGTTAGCGGGGAAGTTGGCGGGGTAAATATAGACGCCCCTGGAGTTGTGCTTGATGTCTGATAAAGCGTTGGGATTGATCCTTTCACAATTCTCACATTGGAAAGATAACCAATGTAAAGAGCAAGACCGCCAGCATACGCCCCAATAAAGACACCACCGGTGTTACTTACATTAACGCTAGAGGTTGATGTTCCAACTAACGTTCCATTCGTGAATAACCGTGTTGTTGTCCCGCTTCTGGTTGCAACAACATGAGTCCAATTGTTAATCGGGAAGTTACTTGCTGTAGCTATCTCTGTATTGACGGTATCTGAGAACCTTAATTGTTTGGTTCCCGTTCCGCTACCGTTTTCTAAATAAATAACAGGGCCGTTACTTGAACCAGCGCTTCCACGACAGTCTAAAATATTTTGACTTGCAGAACCATAGGATGTGCAATACATCCAAAATTCCATAGAATAATCGCTAGTGCCAAAACTAAACGCTGCATTACTTGGAACCGTCAAATAATCCCCAGTACCATCAAAATAATTCCCCCACCCAGTCTGACTGAACGGTGAGAACGTACCCTGTGTCGTGTTGCCGTTGCGGGTGATGGTGAAGTTATTGGTAGAACTGTCTAAGAACGTATTGTTCTGTGCGCCGTTGGTTCCAGAACCAGGAAGCAATAGCGTGGTGTATTCAAAGTAAGGGTCTGCTGTGACTGCGCTACCTGAAAAAATAGACGCAATTGCTGCTGTAAGTGCGCCAGCCATTAGGTTACCCCCGCTCCAGAAACATACCAAGTGTCGGTTGCGGTTTTAACGCAAGTCGCTAAACCCTTTGTTGCTACCGTCCTATTCCCTGTCGCTCCGTTAGCCAACTGGAAAGTAACACCAGCACCAGAGATCGTTAGGTTGCCTGAGTTGTCATTAATGACAAGAAGAACGGTTCCAACCGGAAAGGCTACAGAAGCGTTAGTCGGCACTGTTAACGTAGCTGTTGAGCCACCAGTAAAAATTACACTCTTGCCTGAATCAGTTAATACCAACGTATAAGCACTTGCACCGCCTGATGTCTGAGGGGCAGTCCTAAATCCTACAGAGTTAGTGCCATCTACTGTACAGTTACTTAGTGTTCCTGAAGTGGGTGTACCAAGTACAGGTGTTGTTAAGGTTGGTGATGTTGATAACACCACTGAACCTGATCCTGTAGAGGTTGTTACACCAGTACCACCATTGGCTACCGGCAGAGTCCCTGTTACCTGCGTTGCTAAATTAACTGAACCAATAACAGTTTTTAAGTTACCACTAGAATCAAACGTACCATCAGTAGTCCAAGTATCGTTTGGTTGTAAGGTAACTTTAGCAATTTGCCTTGTTGTTGGTCCTGTTGAGTTATTAAAGGTAACAGTAACAGTAACTGCTGCTGTGTCTTTGTTTTGTATAGTTACCCACTTAACAACTCTACGTGTTGATGCTGATGGAGCAGAAACTAATGTCACTGCTGTTGTACCATTTAAAGCACCGTCATTAGATCCTTCAGTTAAGGATGAAGAAGTGCTATCAGCATAAGAAACAGTAAAGTCTGGGTTGCTTGTCGTAGCAGCACCAGACATCACCGCCTGTATTGTTTTGGTTGTACCGTCTAATACTAATGTTGCCATATCTTATCCTTAAGATATAAACCAAGCGTAATTGTTTGAACCTGATCCACCACCACCTCCACCAGATCCGTTAGATGCTGCTGTAATACGTCCTTGTGCATCCACTGTGATGTTTGCACTTGTATACGATCCTGCTGCTACTGCTGTATCAGCAAGGTTAATGGTTCTATTAGCGGACAAATCACCGCCTCCAGACAATCCAGTACCAGCAGTGATAGTCCTTGACGTTGTTACAGCATCAGTAATACCATAACCAGTTATAGTTGTTGGTGTAGATGTTACTTTGGACCATGCTAATGATGTTATCCAAGCAGGATTAGCATAACTACCTGATGTTGATGCATAACCAGCAGAGGCATGATCACCCCAACTATAAGCAGTATCCCAATCAGTTTGTTTTGCTGTGGTAGGAATCGCATAACCGGCTGTATATGATACTGCTAACGTACCTGATGATGTTACTGGTGATCCTGTTACAGTTAGACCAATAGGTACTGACATAGCTACTGATGTTACTGTACCATTCCCTGACAAAGCAGCAATGTTACTAAGGGTTGTCTTTACTGTGTTACCACCCTGTACAATAGGTACAACTTCAGTACCAGCCAGTGCTGATGCATTTGATAGTGCTGAGATCTTTACGTCAGCCATGTCTACTCCATGATAATGTAGTCACCAGCTTCTGTGGTGAGGAAATCACCGTTTTCAGTAGCCAGGATGTTCGCAACACTAAGCCAACCAAGTAAGTAAGTAAACGATGCTTTCTTCCATTGTCCGTCTTGTCTAACAAGAAAGTATTCTGGTACAGGATCTTCAGAGGCATCAGGTAAACCATCTAGTCCAAACTGCTGTGTGTTCTGAATGTATATGTTGTCTTTAGACTTAGAAGTCTGTGGTAACTCACCAGCACTGACTTCAATACCATTAGACAGTTTAAGTACCAGTGAGTTGTCAATGTCAATGTAAGCATCAACAACAGATACACCATCCTTACCTGCTTTACCGTCCTTACCATCTTTACCATCAACACCATCTCTACCATCTTTTCCTGGTAGTCCATCTTTACCAGGATTACCTTTTTCACCTCTTGGACCTTGTTTACCTTGTGGTCCTTCCAGCTTAATGATGGTATCTGCTTTGGAATCTAACTCACTTACTTTTTTCTTTAGCTTACCAACAACAGCAGCGAGCTGTAGTAGCTTTTCCTCATCCATGATTACTCACCAAGAGCGTCATTGAACTGCTTATCAACTTGCTTTTTAGTCTCCATCTGCATCTTGGCAATGTTTTCGTTACTCTTAATATCTTCTTCCTTTAACATCAACTCAGCAATCTTGATTCTGCGTTGGAATTCACGCTCTGCTGAGTCATCGTTGTTAGGAAGGTTCTGAGTGGCTGCATTAACGATCTTAGCTCTTACCTCTTCAGGCATTAACTGAGCCTCTATCGTCACTTTCTGAGCCTCTGCTGCTGCTTTCTGTGCTCTGGCTTGTTTTTCCTGCACTGTAGCTTGTGCATCAGCCAATTGAAGCTGTGTAGCTTGCTGTTGAGCCTGTTGTTGCTCAGGATTTGGCTGTGTTAGCTGCTGAAGTTGCTGTAGTAAGCTCTCACGGTTAGGTAATGATGAGTATTCAACGATTCCTTGCAGCAATAACGGTACGATAGGACTGTTTGGACCTAACGTAGACATCATTGCCATCATTTGAGCCTGTTCAAACTCTCTAGCAACCATCCCTAATGTACCTGTTGGGATAAATTCAAAGTCTTTTACAGGATAACGGTCAGGAGCAAACTGCATATACCGCCATGCAGCCTTCTGTACGAACGGAATAAGGAAATCTTCTTGGAAATTCACTAACGAACGCTTATTCTTCTTGATGATACCGCTAACAGCCATCGCTAAACCAGCCGCTGCTGCATCACCACCGCTGACTTGAGCAGGTAAATTAGCTGTATCTAGCGTACCTGTAGCCTGTAGCATCATTCTTTCGAAGATTTGAGCTGTTTCGATGTTGGATTTGTCCGTAACACCGAACTTAAATGGTTGTAGGATCTCTGCTGGATTACCGTTAACAAGGATATTCTTCCCTGGTTTGATCTCAAACTTCTGTCCACGAGGTAATCTAGAGGCATCTATAGCCATCATAGGAGCTGCTGTAAGCCCTAAAGAGTCTACATGGCTACGGATCTGTGCGTCAACAGCCTTTTGCATGTTGTAGGCCTTCTCAGCCGTTCCACGACCCCAGAAACGACCAGGAACGCTATCAGCTTGGTAAGCAACAACAGGTCTGTCTTGCATCATGAATGGGTTTTCTTCAGCTTTGAGAAGCACTTCACCGTTACCGATGACAATCAATGCCTCTACCATATCTGAATACTTCTCATCATCTTCAATAAGGTTATCTTCTGGGTTATCCAGTAGCTTCTTAGGTACTAAACCATAGTAACGAAGTAAGAGAACCTTATCATTCTGGTAGTAAGTTAAGTCTTGATTAGGCTCTAAATCAGTGTCTAAGGCTGCATCGCCTAGATCAGCGGACATATAAACACCATCTTCCATGCCTTTAATGACGGCATGACGACCTACATACTCTTCAATAGCACAACCCATAGCATCATCAATGCTGGTTGCGTTAGGATCAACTAAGAAGTTCCTAGGATTGATAGGCTTTAGCTCTACCGCTACACGAACATTCTTGTTAACACCAATCATTGCCAATCCAGGCTGTGCTGTAGGCTGTGTTGCTGGTGCTAGATGTTTCTTCTGTTTAACAATGATCTCACCGATACCAGTACCGTAGATCTCTGCTAAGGTCATGATCTGACCAATATTCTTACGTACTTTATCTTTCTTGAAATCTTCTGACAACAAGGATTTCATCTGTTCGATGTCTGTCTTTTCTGTGTCAGAGACATCATCACTGATGTCAAAGAAGACACCTTTAGCGAATACTGCTTCTTCAAGATCAGCTTGTTTGTTATCTACTGCTTGCTGTAGGGCAGGGCTAATAAGCCTTGAACGCTCTGTATCCCTTGTCTTATCTTCATCAGCCCATAAGCCACGCCAGAGACGCTCATACTCGTCCCAGCGATCCATGTAATTCTCATCCCTATAGTTACGCCAATCATTACAGCGATCCATGACGAAAGCTACTAGGGCATTCTGAGGTGTGATTTCAGATTCAAATTTCATTGTCACCAACCTATTGTTGTGTCTAGGACTTCGTACTCTTCTTCATTCAAGTTCTGATTCCAATCTGCTACTTGTATCTGATCAATGTAACTCACAGCATCAATTAAGTCATCATGAGTCTTACTATCAGGGAACTGCATCAGTTGATCAACAAACTTGTTATTCCAATCAGCTTCATTCAGTACAATCCTACCGTGTTCAAATCGTCCTTGTAGTGACCAAACAATCCTATCTGTCTTCTTCTTATTACCGTGTGTTAGTTCTTCAATACGAGGATAGTAGTTTAATCTCCTCATCAGATCATTCAT